CCGGGGGTGTGGCAAACAACGTCTTGACGGCCAACTTTGGTGCATCGGCCTTTAACGGTGCCGTGCCTTCCGGTTTTACGGCAGGGTGGCCGGCATGACCGTCGAGTTAGTCGAAGTCGAGCCCAACAAATGGCGCGTCAAGCGCACTCCGCAGAACTTCGCGCGCTCCGAGCATCCGATCCCTTATGTCATCTCCGACAGCATGCCGCCGACCGAGCAAGTGGACGGCAAGTTCTACGAGAGCAAGAGCACCTTCCGCGCGGTCGGCCGCGCGCTGGGATTGGTCGAGGTCGGCACCGAGAAGTTGACGCCGAAGCCCAAGGGAACGAACCATGCCGACAAGTCGCACAAAGAAGGGCGCAGACGGGCGCTCGAAAAAGCTCTGGCAATCGTCAAAGGAGTATAGCCATGCCCAGCAAAAGCGCGAAGCAGGCTCGCACCATGCGAGCGGCGGCCCACGACAAGGGTTTTGCCAAGAAGATGGACATTCCGCAGAAAGTCGCGCGCGAGTACGTAGCGGCCGACAAGCGCAAGCCGCCCAAGGCATCGAAGCGCTGACAAATCGAGGCACCTCGATTTAGCGAACGAGAACAAATAGGGAAACACTATGTCAGACACTACCGTTGCACCGCAGGGTGCAGCGCCGCCTTCGGCTGCGCCTTCGGCACCCGCCAACGAAGTCCCGATCAACCAGAACCCGACCTCGAGCCCGAACCCGATCGGCTCGCAGGCGCCGGAACGGATCAAAACCGCCAGGGAAAGCCTCCAAGAGGCGTTCGATCGCGCCAGCAATCCGCCGCCCAAGGGCGAGCGGCAGGCTCCGAGGCCGGCGCCGAAGCCGGCCGAGGCCAAGGCCGGGCACAACAACCCGCCGGAGGAAACAGAGAAGTTCGACCTCAAGAAGCCGCCGAGCGACAGGAACAAGATAGCGGGCGAGCCGCAACCGCGCGATCGCGGCCGGTTTGCGCCGCGGGCACAGGACGGGCAAACGGGCACGCCCAATGCCCAAAACGCCCAAAACGCCCAAAACGCCCGACCCGCGCAACCGACGCAATTGCCGGCGCACGCTCCGTTCGCGCAGCCGCCGCAGCGGCTGTCGGAGCACGCCCGGCGGGACTGGGCGACGGCGCCGGAGAGCGTGCGCGGCGAGATCTGGCGCCAGCAGCAGGAATTCGCCAAGGCCTACACTTTCTACAAGGACGACCACGAGGCCTACAAGCCGATCAAGCACTACGCCAAGATGGCAACGGACGCCGGTACGGACTTAAAGACCGCACTCGACAACTATGTCGGGATCGAGAAGAAGCTCCGCGAAGATCCGATCGGGGGGCTCGACCAGATCGTCTACAACCTCAACCTGACCGATCCGCAGACCGGCAAGCGCATCGATTTGCGCGACGTCTCCTATAGCGTGCTGTCGCAGACCCCGGAACAGTTGCAAGCTACTCAGACGAACAACGCCCAGCAGGCGACGCAGCATCAAATGGGCGCGGTACTGCAAAAGCTCGAAAGGCTTGAAAACGAACATAGGCAGATGCAGTATAACGCGCAGCACGCCTACACGCGGTCGGCGATAGACCAATTCGCCTTAAGCCATCCGCGATTGGACGAGCTCGGAAAAGTAGTAGAGCAAGAGCTCAAGTTCGGGTTCGATCTTGAGACGGCATACAGAAGGGCAGAGGCGCTCTACCCTGCCGCACACGCGGCTCAGACCCGCACCACATCGGCTCAGACCCGACCAACAAACCGCAGCATTTCCGGTGCGCCCGACGTGGCTCCCTCAAACGGAGCGTCGAGGAGACCGCAAAAGCCCAGCGGATCGGCACGCGAAGCAACGCTCAACGCCATGCGGCGGTTGAACGGCTCGCTTTGACAATCTGAACCCATGATGGAGAGGCAATCATGCCCAACGTAACGACCAATGCGGCCTATCAGCAAATTCTTTCCATGGCGCTCGAGGATCGCAGCTCCGGCTATCAGGACCTCGTTTCCAACAACAACGCGCTGCTTGCGGTGCTGAAGCGCAAGGGAATGTGGAAAACCTATTCGGGTCCGAAAATCCGCGAGACTTTGCAAATCGGCAAGTCCAGTGCGCAGTGGTATTCCGGATACGACCAATTGCTCAATCCGGCGATCGATTTGTTCAACGACGCGTTCTGGGACCCGAAGATGGTGGTGGTCCCCGTTATCCTCAGCATGCAGGAGATCCTCAACAACGAGGGCGAGGCGCAACTACTCGACGTTTTTACGACTTACATCGAGGCCGCAGAAAAAGCGCTGGAAGATGCCATGGACGCCGGCATCTACAGCGACGGCACGGCGAACGGAAACAAGCAAATCACCGGGTTGGCGACGGCGCTGCCGATCCTGCCGAACACGGGCGTCTACGGCGGCATCGATCGCGCCTCGGCGACGATCTGGCGGCCGTCGACGTTCGATCCGCACGGCACTGCCGGCACGGTGACGCTGGCGCCGATCGGCCCCCAGATGACGAGCACGACCATCCGGCCGATGCTCAACTACGTCATGACGCGGCAATCCCGCAACCGCGACTATGCGGATCTTCTGATCATGTCGCCGGAGCACTACGCGGCCTACGACGCCGCCACGGTCGCAATCCAGCGGCAGCAGAACTCGACGTCGCTGGGGCAGCTCGGGTTCTCCGCGCTGGAATACATCGGCGGCGGCAAGCGCGCGGAGATCGTGCTCGACGGCGGCATCGGCTCCAATATGCCGGCGAACACCACGTTCGGCATCAACACCGACAGTTTCCGGATGCGTTATCACCCGAACAGAAATTTCGACAAGCTGTTCGAGGGCGACGGCCAGATGCCGATCGACAAGGATGCGGTTGCCCAGTTTATCGGTTTCATGGGCGAGCTCACGCTCGTCAATCCGCTTTACAACTGGAGAATGTACGACAGCAACCCGGCGGCCTAACACGTCTTTGCAACAAGCCGTCGAGTAACCGGAGCCGCATGCAGTCCCCCTGCCCTATGCAGGCGGCTCCGGACCCCTGCCACCAACGGAGAAAGCGATGCGTTATTTCGATCCCGACGAGGCTCTCGTCGTAACGTTCAAATATCTGGCTTTCGAAAACGAAAGCAAATCCCTGGAAGAGGGCCGCCCGATTTACGACGACGTCGAAGTCTGCGAAATCCGCTCGCCGGGGTCCAAGGAAGTCAAAGTGTTCCCGGCAACCGAGTTCTCCCGCTGGATGGACGATCGCTTCACCGGGCGGCAACGCAAGCAGAGCTACGCCGAGCGTTTTCAGCATCAATACCGGCAATTCAAGGAGCATGCGGCGCAGACCAAAACCGGCACGCCGCTGGATCGCGTGCCGTTCCTGTCGGACGGCCGCCGCGCCGAATTGCGCGCCCAGAACGTCTACACCGTCGAGCAACTCGCCGCGATCGACGGCAGCGAACTGAAAAACCTCGGTCCTGGCGGTCGCGAGTTCAAGAACAAGGCGACGGAATTCATCGAGGAAAGCAAGGGCTCGGCTCCCAACAAGCAGATGGCCGCCGAACTAGAGGCGCTGCGCGCCCGCAATGCCCTGCTCGAGGAGGACGTGGTCGCGTTCAAGAACAAGCGCGAGCTCGACGAGGCCGAGTTCGAGCCGATGACCATGGAGCAGTTGCGCGAATACATCACGATCAACACGGGGCGAGGCCCGGTCGGCCAGCCCAACCGCAAGAACTTGGTGCGAATGGCAATGGAGTGTCGGCCGGACAAGGTGGCATGACATGACGCTGCTGTCGGTAACGAAGGACGTTTGCGCAGTGGTCGGCGTGCAAGTGCCGACCAGCGTATTCGCCAACATTGCCGGCAACCGTACCATGACGGAAATGTTGGCGTTGGCGAACGAGATGGCACAAACCATCGCCTACGACGGCCGGGACTGGACGCTGCTGCGAAAGGTTCGCACGATTGCGGGCGACGGCATCACCACGGCGTTCGACATGCCGGTCGATTACCGGCGGTTTCTGCTGACCTCGAACGTGTGGCGCTCGACGTCGACGCAGCAGCCGATGCAATTCGTCTCCGATACCGACGAGTGGACGAACCGGCGGCTGTCCGGCAACGCCGATTGGACGGCCGGCAGTTGGGGAGAGTGGACCCTGCTCGGCGGCCAGATCCACATTTTCCCGGCGCTGTCCGCGACGGACACCGCCTATTTCGCCTATCTCGACAAGAACTGCGTCAACTTGAGCAGCGGCGGTCACGGCGACGTTTTTCTGGCCGACGCCGACACGTTCGCGCTGGACGAGCGCGTGCTGAAGCTCGGCATGATCTGGCGTTGGAAGTCGCAGAAGGGCTCGCCCTACAACGAGGATCTGGCAACCTACGGCGACGCGCTGTCCAACGTATCCGGACGCGACAGTCCGGCGCCGATCCTGATCCCGCGGCCGATCGGCACCGGCACTTGGGGGCGGTCCTATGGCAGTTTCTAGCCGCCAGGTAATGCCGAGCGTCGGCGCGTTCAACATCGCGCTGGAGGGCCCTGCCGGACCTCCGGGGGCAATGGGATCGCCGGGCTCGACGGGGCCGCCGGGGCCACCGGGGCCTTTGGGGCCGCCGGGAGCGGACGGCGCAACGGGGCCGCAGGGACCGCAGGGCGTCCCCGGAGCGGACGGCACCAGCGGCTCGTCGGATTGGGCCGACATCGCCAACAAGCCGGCAACGTTTCCGCCGGCCGCCCACAATCATCCGATTAGCGAGGTTACCAATCTTCAGACCGCGCTGGACGGCAAGGTAAACGATGCCGGCGACGTCATGACCGGCACGCTGACGCTGCCGAACGGCACCGGAGCATTGCCGTCGCTGGTGGGCGTCGGGTTTGCAACGACGGGATTGGCTTGGTCCGGCTCCGGGTTGAACCTCTGCGCGGGCGCGGTTTCCAGAATGCAAGTCGGCAGCACCAACGTTGCGACCACGATACCGATCATCGGTCCCAACGGCGTCGTCGCTACGCCGGCTTATGCGTTCAGCGCCGAAGCCAGCAGCGGGTTTTATCGCAAAGGCACCGGATCGATTTCGGTGTCCGGCGCCAACTCCGAAGTCATGAACTGGGTCGGCAGCAGCAAGACTACGACGGCGTTCGGTCCGGTCTTGCTGCCGAACGTCGCCCCGAGCAACGTGCTGGAGGCCACGACCAAGCAATACGTCGACGGATTGAATACGCTGAACGTTCTCAAGGCCGGCGACGTCATGAGCGGCGCGTTGCGGGTCGGTACGACACTTCCGGCCCCGTCGTCGGTAGATACCATTAGCGGCAAGTGGCTCGCGACGGACGCCCAAGTCGGTTTCAACACCTATCCCAATTTCGCCTCTACTCAGTTTTTGACGCAGACCACCGGGTTCGGCGGCGCGATCGGGTTCAACGTTGCCAACGGCACCATGACGTTCATGACCGGTCCGAGCAGCGTTACGGCCGGTCAAGTCATCAACATGGCCGCGTTGGCAACGCTGACTGTCACCGGACAGTTCGCCCCGAAATCCGTCTCCATTACCAGCGTCGACAATTTTAATCTGTACAACGTTGTTTCTACCGACACGCCGGGAATGTCGGGCAGCATGGGCGTGAATACCGGCTGGCTTGGCTTCAACGCTATCGGCAGCAACGGTTTTCTTTGGGCAGGGGCCGGCAATTCCAGAATGACTTTGGCCCAAGGCGGCGGGCTCAACATTTCCGCGCCGGGCGTGACGACGACGGCGGGGCTGTTCGTCACCGGGGCTACCGCGCAGCACGCCAGCGATTTCAGGTCTAGCGCCACCAACTTTTCCGCCGTTATCGGCTGGGCGCAGGCTACCACGCATTACGGCTCGTGCGGCAAGGACGCGGCCGGCACCAAGTACAGTTTCTACGGCAGCACGGGCGCGTTCATTGCGGCCGGCACGTGGGCGACCTCGGACGGCCGCCTGAAGAGCGTCTCGCGCGAGGTCGATCCGATCGCGGCGCTCGCCGCCGTCAACGCGCTGACGGTCAAGGAATTTACCCCGGCCTCGCCGGCCGC